CGTCATATATGAACCTGCGCCGGCAGATGTAGATGCTTCTTCTATTTCATCTTCATTGAGTTCTTCGTTAACGTCTCCATCATCTGGATCAGAATCTGCTCCATTTGGTACGCCGTCGCCATCTCGGTCATATTTTTTTGGCTTATACTTACCGAGATTCTCAATATCTTCTTTTACATCGACACCTGGTTCATACCATATGCCGTCACCATCATTGTCTTGCCATCTTTCTTTTTTTTCATCGAGTGACTGAAAGCTTTCTTCTATCTGTTTTAAAAATGATTTCATTATTGTATCCTATTTAATTCGTCAATTAAGTCCATATAACGCATTAATGATACGATATGAGACTCATTTAAACGTTTCATAGTTTCAACGTTACAAAGCATCTCTGATAGTCTAGTGACCTTAATTTTCGTTACTTTGTCTGTTATATGTTTAGACTGTTCTGCTAATTTATTTTTTAATGATGGTATTACTTCGGATATATATTCCTTCAATGATTCAGTATCATTAACATTGGTAATATATTTATTTAACAATTGTTTCTGAGATTCTGACAATCCTGAATATTTTTCGTTAAATTTATCAATCATTAACTTGTATGTTAATAGACGTGTATCTTTTTCTTGTTTAGAAAATTCCTCAATAACAATGTCTTTTTGTGTTTCTGATTTTCGTTCTATTAATGTGTGCTCTAATACAGCATTTTTACATTCCATTAATTTTTTAGGATTATCAGAATCTTTATATTCGAATAACATGTATATTGATGCTAATGCTTTGTAATTATTAATATGTATTTTAGAAACACGCTCAAATATAAAATTTTCAGATATTTCTTTAACTAAATTATATCGTTGTCGTTTTAATGTGCTCTGGTTGAGTCGGCTATATGATTCTCTAATAGTTCTTATAAAATCTAACGCACGTGCCTCAGACTTATGTTGTTCTTTAATTAAAGAGTTGTATAAATTAAGTTCTTTTGATAGTTCTGTATTTTTACCGAAATATTTTTTTATAATATCAATAGTTACTGTTTTATCAGATGACATTGTTTCTGATGTAAGTTTCCTTACAAGCATTTCAAATAAGATTCCGGTGTTTTTATATTTCGAATGTTTTAATTTTTTCATACTGGTGCCAGTAGTTTTATTTATTAATAAATATAGACAAATTTATAAAAGATTGTTTTCGTCTAACATTGTGCCAGAATCTACATCTTTTGGTTCTGGATTCATTGTTTCTGATATAATCTTTTTACTTTTTTGATTTTTAAAATAAGTTAAAACATTTTTTTGTTCAGATGTCATTGACATTTTTCGTTGACGTGTATCTGGCTGGAATGCTGTTGTTTGATTTTTTATGTTAAATGCTTGGTCTATAGTTTTTTTACCTGTCGGATCCCATCCAAATTCGTTAGCGTGTTGTCCAGATTTAATTCCTTCTTTTGGCCGACCTCCTTTATCTTTTACTTCAACTTCATCGGAGCTCATATGCATTGATGCTAAATCATGGGGCGTCCCATACGATGTACCAGTTATAGTAGGATCATTTCCTTCCTGTTCAATTTGATTTTGTCGGAATCGTAATTTTAAATCTTCAATGACGTTGGTTCTTTCTTGCAACCATTGTTCTTCGGACATGTTAAATATAAATTCATATATATATTTGTCTGATACTAACTTGCTATCTTTCATTGTATTAGCAAGTTGTATCTTTTCATTCATTAATGCAACCTTTTGTTGGTCATATATAATAGATGGCGAAGTTAAAGACAAATCAAAGTTAATTAAATCTTCGCCTTCATATCCTTGTGATGCTAAATGAACGATTGCTATTTTATAAAGTTCAGAAGTTATAATTTTTTGAATTCGTTCAATTGTTCTAGCAAATCGAATATCCATAGAAGCTAATGATGTTTTTCCTTCTACTCCCTCACTATAACCTAAGAATGGTTTAGGTATTTTTAAAGCAGCCATCATTTTGTTTTTCACATATTCAATATCTTCTGTACCAGTCCATGTCATACCTGGTAATGTATCTATTTGTGTCGATGACTGTCCTCCACGTACTGGTAAAAAATAATCTTCAAGCATATTATTTAAATTAAACTTAAGATTATAATTTCCAGTATTTTGATCTACGTGTGGTATTTTTTTCATCTTATCGATGATTTGTTGCATAAATGTATCTACCTCATTTGGAGGAATATTTCCTATGTCAACTTTAAATATACGTTTTTCGGGTGCACGCATTATTCTGTGAATAAGCATTGCATCTTCTAACATTGTTAATTTTTGAAATTCTTGTCTAGCTCCTTCTAACATTGATCTACCATATGGTAAAAAGTTTGAATCTGACAATAATCTAAAGTGGGCAATTTCAAAAACATCATACCATTCTTCATGTGATGATAAATGTTTAAACTTTATTTCATATTCGCCAGTTTCGCTATTATATTCTTCATATCTTTCTATCTCATAACTAGAAAGTGGCCTAGCATTAATTACTCCGACTTCGTCTGCAATATCAAGTTTTAAAAAGAAATCTCCATATTTAGTTACATTACGAATCCATGACCACATATTGAAATCGATATTCAGTATATCATAAAATAGATTGTAAAGTATTTTTTGAATTTTACTATCATTAGTTTTAATAGTTAAAATATCACCAAATTGATCTTCTAATGTAGATTCGTCAGAGTATATATCTAATGCAGAATGTATAATTGGATCTTTATCCATCATTTCATAATCAGTATATAACTGCATACGATTTTGATGCATATAATAATTAGAATCATATCCGCCATTCATTCCACCAACTTTATGTCGGTTAGATCCATGTAATCTTGTATATCGGTCAGAAATTTTACTTTTTGCTAAATTTCCATCTGATTGTAATCTATTAGTATCTAGTACTCGTAATTTGTTGTTTCCAACATCTTTTACAATTATATTTGTACTAAATAGATTTCTTAATCTTTTTCTTAAGGACGCCATATTCTTTTATTTTATTATAAATATAAGTACTTTAAGATCTAAGTAATTTTACAACAACCAGTGTAATCCTTCATCAGATTTACCATTATTCCAATCCCAGCCAGAATCATTAGGTTTATTTTTACCAGTATAAATAACACTATCTGTTTTTTGAAATTGTGATAGTGCACGTTTATTTAAGTCAATCCCTTGTTGTCGCAATTTTAATGATGTGTCTCGTAACCATAAGCCAATACAAAAAGCCATAGTTAAATCATCATTATACCCACCTTGTGCTTGAGCTTTACCATTTAACCAATGAAAGACAAATAGTTCTTGTATGAGTCGCTTACTGCGTATTACTGGTGTCTTTTCGCGCATATACATTTCTAATGCCGATATCATTAACGGTCGTGTTCTACTAGTCGTAGATACCCCAGGCACCATCTTTGATTTGTCTTTCATGTCATATCCTTTTTGTAATTGGACATCGACATCTACATAACCATCATCTTTATATGTATAAAATAAATTTTCGTAATTTCTGTCTAATGCTGGCTGTATTGCAGCCCAGCCGATATTTGCATTTTCAATCGCTAGTAATGCATTATTCCATTCTGTAGCAACGGTTACTAACATGTTGCCAAAATCTTTTGGAGGTAGTTTACCTTTATACTCAGCTACTTGAGTTATTGTTTCTACTTCAATTACGTGGAATGTAGACCAGTCGGCACTATCACCACGGGCAACATCAGCAATAACCATATAGTTTTTTGAGTAGTCAGGATATTCCCAAACCCAATAACCATGATCATACCCTCGTTTTTCTATAGGTTCAATACATGTTGATTCATATTCTGCTAAAATTTTACCGTCAATAACAGTATGCCCAGAACTTACAAAATCGCAATCACATTCCTGAGCAGCTCCGCGTTCTCCTAGTAATTGGGTTTGTCTATCTCTCCATTCCTGATCTCGATCTGGATGTACCGTCCAATGTAATTTTATATTGTTCCATTCGGTTTGTGGATTTGTTTCTCCATCAACCCACGTTTTATGAAACCAATTACCTATACCATTTGGGGTAGACAATACAATAGCACCTCCACCTGTTGATAGTGTTGCCTGTGATGCTATCCAAATTTCTTCAATGTTACGAATAAATGCGGCTTCATCAATTATTAATAATGATAATGCCTCTGATCGAGCACCAGTTGTTGCAGATGATACTGCTTTTATTTGCGAACCATTTTTAAATTTTAATGATAATTTGTTATCAGCTTCAATTGTACCTTTTAACCAGCTAGGTAAATTGTCATGCATTACTCTAACTTTAGTTACCAGGTTTTTTGCTACTTCTTGTGTAGTCGCAATAACTAAAACGTTGAAGTCTTCCTTAAATAACATGCTCCATAATGCAAAGCCTGCAGATAGAGTCGATATACCTAATTGTCTAGACTTAAGAATAACACTATATCGATTATCTCTAAGATTTGTCAATGAATCTTCTTGGAATGGATATAAATTAAATTTAATTTTTCCTCGTTTAGGATGTTGTATGTAACAATACTGCCGCATAAAAAAGACCGGGTCAGCAGCACACATTTGATATTGTTGCTGTATTATCTGTTTTATATTAGGCTGTGCCATTATTGAATTGCTCCTACTATTAATTTTCCGGTTAATACTGTTGTAAGAATACCAGCTCCGAACCAAATTACTTTATTATTGTACCATTTAGGCTGTAATCTGTTTTGTTGTTTAATATATAAATCTATATTAGATTCCAATAAATCAATTTGTTGTTGTTTATATACTAATTGAAGTGAATCTAACTTAATTAATTCATCTTGTTTCTGTATAATTGATTTTTGTTGTTCTATTACAACATTATTGATAGAATCTTTAAAATATAATTCATCTAATGTTTCTGATATATCTTGTATCTGTTGTTCCGTAAAACACGTATCAGGTACTGTTTGACTAATTCCGAATATCGGAAACAACAATATAATTACTAATTGTTTCATTTGTTTCTTTTAGTTTTTGAAACAATATTTTGTTTTGCTTGAGATGTTG